GTCTGATTTAAAAATGTTGTAAAAGGATTCAAAGTGTAAACTAAATCTCCAGGCAATCCTCCAGTCGGTATAGTAATATCCGCTATGTCATAAACACGACATAAAACATCCTTTATAGTGTGGTCTCTTATCTCTTCAAACTGGAAAAACTTATCTTCTGTCAAATTCCGTTGCATTGGTTGTGTTTCCTCGATAAAAGAAGTCTCTTGATCGAAAGTTGTTATTTGCTGCTGTGTAGTCGCAGCTGACTGATTGTTATTTGAATATTGTGGTTGTGCTGACCATTGTTTACTCTCAAGACGCGGCCAAGAGTCTTGAAATTGATTGAACTCATTTTCGTCCAGTTCTAGGTAAATACCCTGACGCAGCCGATGATCCGCATAAGCTATAAAATCATTCGAGTAATAGAATAGATTATCTCCACAAAGTGTCAACACCCTCAAGTCTCCCTGAGAAAATGAACACTCTGGAGGTAACTCCAATCTATGCCTTTGAGCTGTTTTGAGAATTTCGTCTCTATATTTTTCAAACATTATTTGTGGGTGGAGACTTAATTCTCGAATTGCCACCCGCATGTTGACTACAGTTTGTGCTCGTTTCCTTTCCATTTCCTTTGTGCTAACCTTGTCCCAATTTAAACACTCCATTATTGATACAATATCCAAGGGAGCAATCCATCCATGCAGAGGATCATAACTAAATGTTCGTTTAAGAATTGAAATCTCATGCATCGTCTTAAATTCTAACTCCTTACCATCTTTTGCATCATTAGTATATGTGTGTCCAAATTTTCTCATAGTTTCTGTGATCAATTTTGGATCCAAAATCTTTCGGAGAGAATGAGAAAAAGACATTATATTGTCGTCGCCATATGTGAATACTTTAAAGTGTTTTGGCAAATCTGCCATTATTTCAAGAGCTTCGGAACTTCTAATTTCCCGTAAAATTACCGAAATTGCTAACGTTAATATCGTCGAATTGTACATCGTATTAACCACTGTTGTTCCTGGATTTCCCGATGGTTGACCAGAAGCAATATGTGCCACTGCATTACCAAAAATTT